CTGGTGGAGCATCTACTTCAATAGGAGGTGCTGGTGTAAGTCATTCTATATCATATGCTACACAACCTACTGAAGCTTCAAGAGGTGACTTTGAAGATACTATTGGTTCAGCTGTAACTGATTCATTAGCAATACCTGAAGTTGATTTACAACTTAGATCTCAAGCAATTGTTGCTAAGACTCGTAAATTGAAAGCTGTATGGACTCCTGAATTAGCTCAAGACTTAAACGCCTACCATAGTGTAGACGCTGAAGCTGAGTTAACTTCAATGTTGTCTGAATACATCTCAATGGAAATCGATTTAGAAATCCTTGATATGTTAATCGCTGATGCGGTAACAGTTGATTTTTGGTCTGCTAGACAAGGTAATGACTATAATGCTTCAAGTAACGCATTCGAAAATACCACATTTTATGGTACAAGATTCGAATGGTGGCAAACACTGGTGCAAAAAATACAAAAAGTATCTAACGAAATTCATAGATTGACTCTTCGTGGTGGTGCTAACTTTGTAGTTTGTTCACCAAAAGTAGCTACAATACTTGAATCTTTACCAGGGTATATGTCAAGTCCAGGTGCTGATTCTACAAAACAACAATTCGCTATGGGTATATCTAAAATAGGTAGTGTTGATAGTAGATTCCAAGTATACAAAAATCCATATATGACTGAAAATACAATCTTAATTGGATTTAGAGGAAGTAACTTCCTTGAAACTGGCGCGGTATACGCTCCATATGTTCCACTAATTATGACTCCATTAGTATATGATCCAAGTGACTTTACTCCAAGAAAAGGTGTAATGACACGATATGCTAAGAAGATGATTAGACCAGAATACTATGGTAAAATACATTGTGCTAACTTAGACATTCTATAATAAGATGGCGTGGTACGACACGCTTAACTAATCGTTTGGGGGGCTGATTTATCAGTTCCCCAGACATAATAATCTTGAGGAGATTAAAATGGCAATAACTAAAAAAATAACATTTGAAGGTAATACTTATCATCTTGGTAATAAAGATAGAGTTGGAGCTGCGGCTGTAACTCAAGTTGATAATACATTTGAGGGTGATAATACTCATAGCGGTGCTAATACTGTTAGTGGAGTAACTACATTTAGTAGTGCACCTCTTTACACAGGAGTTGAAAGACATGCAGCAGATGCAATATTAACAGTTGATGATGGAACTAGTTTGTTAATCTTTGCACATGCAGGTGGTTCATCGAGGGTTATAACATTACCAACGGCAACAGTAGGTCGACATTTAAGAATATTCTGGGAAATTACACAAGCAACCTCCGACAGAGTATTAACAGCAGCAGGATCTGATGATATTACAGGACAGATAGCTACTACAGTTACAGGTAATGCTGCGGGTGATGGAGATATAGTTTCAGTAACAGCTGGTACAACTGCAATTACAGTTGTAGATGATGTATTATTAGGTTCTCAAATTGATTTATACTGTGGAGTAGCAGGAACATGGTTAATTAATGGAAACTTATTCGTATCGGCCGTAGGTATTGTTCCAACAATTGCTTAATAAGTAATACTTATTGATTACAATATCATAATAACTAAACCTTAAAACAATAAACAACTTAAAAGGGTGGGAAATATCTCACCCTTTTTTGTTTTCTTTGATATTTATATATGAACGATAATACCAATTAGTGGAGAATAAAATTGTCAAAATTTGTATATACATATTCAGACCCAACATTAACGACAGGAGTAAATAGCGCGAAAGGAAATACACCATATGCTATTTATGACAGTGACTCTACATATGTTACAGAAAGTATAAGTGTATGTAAATATGTAGCTAGAAAACTCGGACATCCTGTTATGCAGCTTGAATTTAATAGTAGTTCAATATATGCATGCTTAGAAGAATCTGTGTCTGAATATTCCCAACATATAAATAATTATAACATAAAGAATTGGATGTGGGAACATTATGGTTCAACTAATAAACAAAGTGGTTCTACTATGGGTTCTACGGGTTCAATACAACCAGTGCATCCACATATGGGTACATCATTTATGTTATCCGAACAATATGGTGAGGCTGTAAATATAGGTGGAGGTTTAACACTTCATAGTGGTTCTATTATTTTAACAGGTTCTAAACAATCATATGATTTACAATCAGAGGCTAAAATAACAGGTTCTCATACAGGTGAAAGATTGGAAATACAAAGAATTTTTAATATGGGCCCTTCTGCTATAACACGATTCTATGACCCATTTGCTGGTTCATTTGAACAAAGACAAATGTTAGATGCTTTTGGGATGGGAAATGTTGCACCTGCTGTATCTTTTATATTAAGACCAATATCTTATGATATTTCAAGAGCACAAGCTATAGAAACAAACGATAAGATTAGAAAATCAGCTTATTCATTCGAATTGGTAAATAACCAATTACGAATATTTCCAAGACCAAAAGATGGTGATGCTGGTGGTAAAGTATATTTTCAATATTATGTTAGGTCTGATAGAGCATCTGTAAATAGAGATACTACAACAAACAAAGTTACAGATCCATCAAATGTTCCTTATAAGTTTATTACATATCAAGAAATAAATGCAGCTGGTAGAAATTGGATTAGAAAAATGACATTAGCACTGTCAAAAGAATTATTAGGAATCATTAGAAGTAAATATGCTTCAATGCCACTACCAAATGGTGAAGTATCACTTGATGGCGAAGCTCTTAAAGCTGAAGGTAGAGAAGAAAAAACATTGTTATTAGAGGATTTAAAAGAATTTCTTGATTCTTTATCATTAACAGAAAAGGCGAAGTCTGAACAAGAACAAGCAGAGGCTCAACAATCAGTATTAAATAAAGCACCTTTAAAAATTTATATAGGGTGATGGGAGAAAATTAATGGCTTATGGTAGTAGATCAAGAAGAAATAGAAATAATATGATGAGATCAAATAATCAAGGAAATCAGAATACTCCTAGGAGGAAAAGAGTTCATGAATACAGACGAAAAAGAAGACCACCTATTCAAGGAAAATCAATGCCAGGTAGTGGTGGTACTAGAATGAGGCCTATGACAAATTATCAGTCTGGTGGAAGAACTTCAAATATTAGAACTAATCAAAATATGAGAAGAAGAAACTCTATGCGGAGTAATCGTTATCAAACAGGTGGAATGTCTACTAGAGGTGGAACAGGTGCTACAGGTGCTATCGTTGGAAGAGGTGGCCAAGGTCCTTCAGGTGCACGAGGAAGAAATATTGGTGGTTTCAACTTTGATAGTTTATATGGGGAACTTAATTGTCCACCTGGCAGTTGTCCATGTCCAGGTGGTTCAGCTTGTTTACCTGGTTGCTGTGGTACTAAAGATGAAGTTGGGGTGAATGTAGCAAGATAGGAATAAAGGGATAAGGAGAAGATAAAGTATGCCACATTTTTTAGTTGGAGATAGAGTTAGAGATATAAATCCCACATGACCAAACTATAATTGTACAGGTGTAGTTACATCTGTTGGGGGTAATACAATAACTTGGATACATGACGAAAATAATCAAATTATGACTGATACTCATAATGATTTGGAGAAAATTATGGGAAGAAAACAAAGAGGAGGTGCTTACAGACCACGAGGATTAGTTAATCGTGGATCGGGAAGAATAGATCGTTCTACAGGAAATTTAAGATTACCTGTTGATGATGTACTTGCTGTATTAGGTAGAAATGAATATGTTGTCAACGCTGGTGCAGTTAGAAAAGTTGGAACAAAATTTTTAGACAAATTAAATAACACAGGATTAGGAACTTCAACTTTACCAAGAGGTACTGGAATGTATGGAAATTATCAAAGAGGTGGTAGAGTTAGAAGAAAATTTAATGTTGGAGGACATACACATAATCAGTTCATAAATCAACCTCATACTCATACTTTTGATGGAATGAATCCTTATAGTGGGTGGACTCCAAATCAGATAACGGGAAATGCTGACTATATTCCAGGACAACCTGGTAGTCCTATTGTTCCAGAATCAGGAGGAGCGCACAATCATCCGGGTAGAAACATGCAATCAACAAGACGAAGAGGTGGTAGAACACAACCAACATCACCAGCAAGAAGAATGCAGACAGGTGGTGCTTGTCCTCAAGGACAACATATGATGCCTAATGGTCAATGTATGAATGATTCGGATATGCCTACTGGAGGTGGATATAGAAATGGCGGAAGAACAAAACCTGTTCGACAAAGAAGACCAAGAATTCAAGGTAAACAAATGGGTGGAAGAGCTGGATATTATGATCCATATTCAGAACAAAGAGGTGGAATAAGTTCAATAAAAGCTATTATTGGAAGAGGCGGTATGGGTTCATCAGGAGACCAAACTATGGAGCATGATGTTACAGATTGTGTAAAATCAAATCTACAAGGTCGTTTGGGTCAAATTTGTCAAAACTATATACTTATTCAATAATAGGAGTAAAATTTAATGTCACAAACAAAACCATTTTTTGTACCGCAAAAAGAAATTAATTTAATTGATTCTATGAATGAGGAATTGATTGATGAAATCGTAGGACAGTCTGTAGATATTTATAAAATTAACATAGAAAATACGGATGATAATATTTATGGTGAATCATCTACAAAATATTATGATAAAGGTTTTAGAGTTAATTGTTTAATTCAATTTAATGAACCTGATGTTAATTTGGATGAATTTGGAACAGATGTAAATACCAGTATTGAAATGTATTTTCAAAGAAATAATTTAGCAAGTGGTTCTTTAAACTTTTTTCCTGAAGTTGGAGATATTGTAGATTGGAATGAATTTTATTGGGAAATTAATGGTGTTACTGAACCTCAATTGATAGCTGGTCACCCTAATTATAGACATAATATTAAAGCTACTGCACATCGTTCAAGATTATCATCGTTGCAAATAGAAGAAAGGCCTAAATAATGGGAAAATTTGATACAATGAAAAGAGCTATAAATAGAAAGCATAGTGTTAATTCAGTAATTGCTAATTCGAATGAGAAAAGACCATCTTTATTAGAAAAACCATTTGTAAAACATAAAAGATTGCAAAAAGAAAGAGTAGCAAGCAAACTTAGATTTAGGAGAAGATAATGGCTTATAATATTAGAAAAAATAGGATGCGAACTGCTACAAACCAAAAGAGTAACAATAAAGTTTATAGTCGTACATTAACTAGAAGACAAAAAGCTAGAACTATGTCAACTAATAGAATGTTAGAAAATCAACATGGAACAAACTTTAAAAATAATCAAGTAAGTTCTGATGCTGAATGGTTAGATAAATGGTGCGTTGAAAATGGATTTGCTGAATATAGTGGGAAAGACAATATTATGAGAAAAACAGAATTGGTAGAGTCAGGCGTAGGTGATTCTGTTCTTGCTTGTCCTCCTGGCCAAATGATGAGTGATAATGGATGTGTGTCTATAGTTCAATGGATAATATGAGGGGGCTATACTTAAAATCTTCAGTTTGAAGATATCAATAAAGAGAAATAAAATGGCTATACAACAAATAACAAATAAAAGAATTATAAAGTATGATACATCAAATCCTAACTTTGTAGAAAAACCTAAACCAAAAGCAGAAGTTAATGGTAATATGAGTGATGACAGCG